CTTATCGATTATTTTGTCAACGTTGGAGATACTCTCCAAGCGATTGAACAAGATGGTTCAGTTATGCCTCGTGACATTTGTATCATGAGACATCGTAAGGTCGAATACAGACTGGTGCCACAAATCCGCGAATGGTTTGCGGAACGTAAAATGAGTGCCACCCCAGGACTTGAGACGCATGAAATACTCGAAAGAAGAGTATTCCCTGACGACCCAGGTCTGTCTGAACTCTTGTCGTTTGGTTTCATGAATGATAACCAAGCAAAGAACGTGCTAGCACTATTAGCAGTAATGACTGCTAAACGCAAGGGCTAACAAAAGCTCTAGTGTTATCACAAATTCAACCCAACTCTTGTGTGTGTAAAGGAAGCAACATGCTTACCAGTCCTCTTTCGTTGACCATCGGATCTGTTGACTATTCTCTCAAGAAAGTCAATCAGGACAATTTCGGCTCGGTGTACCTTGATAAGGGCACCACTGCCGGAACTGAGGTGAAACTCACCATTCGTAATACTTACGAAGGTGTCACCAATTCGCCGGTACCCAGCAATTCTGCAGCGATTCGTCGCCGTCAGATGCAGCGTACCGTCATCGACTTGGAAGTTACCAAGTTCGATGCGGATGGTTTTCCGACCATCATTCAGTCGTACCAACACGTGCGCTCTGCGCGCGGGTCAGTCGTTGCTGATGCGGCCGCTGTCGCTATCGCCCTCGACAACTTTGTCGAATCGAACGCGACGGCACTGGTCTCCTGGGAGTCGTAAGACTACCCAACGAAACAAGTGAAAGAGTACTGCTAGCGCTAGGATCAACCCAAACTCCCTAAGGAGATTGCGATGGATAATAGCCTAGTTACTCACCTTTCGGCATACATCCATGCTTTGTTTAAAGACTTAGCATGGCTGTACTCAAGACCATCTGAATTGGAGCGTGACAAAACACGCCTCCTTTCAGAAGTGGAAGTGAGAGGGTTAAGAATCTTAACCATCGATCTTCCATCCCTTTGCAAGCACTTTGACAGGTGCTTGGACGAAGGACTGTACACTCCTAGCAACCTTCCTCTTTCGAGTAAGGTTAGTAAGAGGGTCCATATTCCCGCATTCATGCGAGAAATGTACCTACAGGTCTTCGACTCACAAGGGGTGTTGAGGGAAAAACCGTCTATAGATCACATACGTGGTCTACGTATGTTCTATGCATCGATGGGTAAACCAAAGATGCCCTGTAAAAAGGAGATGGTTCATGAAGAAGTTAATAACTTCTTCGCGATCGAACAGGAACTCAGAACTCCATCACTCAATTGGGATGGCGATGATCTATTTTCAATGGATCATAATTCTTCTATCAATGTGTGTGGCCGTGTTAGCTTTGCTGACATTTCCACCAACGTCGATAGGCGAGAGCCTGTGCTGGCGCTTGAACTTGATGACCGAAGGTCACCAAGGTTACATAAGCACCATGCGACAATCCTGCAGCAAGTATGCGACAGGATTGCCTCGAGCTTCGGCGACTTTCATTCCGAAAGTCCGCACGAACTCCCTCAGCATGGGCGAGGCAGAGTCTCCAATCATTCCAAAGAGGAGTCGAAATACTCCTTCACAGAATGGTCGGATAAACTCGATGCCATCTTCCCTTACGATCTATACGCCACTACGAACTTGTTCGCAAGCGTCGATCGCAATAGACCGGATCTTGGGTATCGAAACTTCGAATCCCCAAGTAAGCTTATCGCAGTACCCAAGACTATGTCTGGACCGAGGCTCATTGCCTCGGAACCCAATCAGCATCAATTTCTCCAGCAACTGATTCGAAATCAGATTGAAGGAAGAATTGTGCATACTGTCCTTAAAAACAGTATTAGTTTTGGCAACCAGAAGCCTAACAGGCTTATGGCCGTACGCGGAAGTCGATATGGCAAGTATGCCACTGTCGATTTGAAATCCGCTAGTGATAGACTTACATGCTGGACTGTTGAGCGTGCTTTTAGGTCTAACCAAACATGGTTAGAACGACTGCACGCGTGCAGGACCAGGATGCTCCGCAATGGGATATCAAACAAACCCTTTAACTTGATAAAGTTAAAGAAGATGTTTTCCCAGGGGTCTGCTTGCACCTTTCCGGTGCAATCAGTCGTCTACGCTATGATTAGCATCTCTTCTGTCCTCATCTCTGAGGGCAAAAAGGTAACTAGTCAGAGCCTGGAAGAGGCATCTCGCCTCGTACGAGTATTCGGGGATGATATCATTATCCCCGGATACGCTCTTGAGACTTTGACGGATATCTTAACTGCATTGCAGTTAAAGGTCAACTCGAACAAGACTTTCTCAAAAGGAAAGTTTCGTGAAAGTTGTGGTATCGATGCCTACGATGGTCACAATGTGACCCCCGTTCGGATTCGACACCTATCCCTCAAGCCGAAACATGAGAATGCCGCATCCGTGCTTGAGACAAGTAATAACTTGTTCGAGAACGGATACTGGAATCTGGCCGCATGGCTAGATGGAACTCTGAGAGGATATAGTATCCCGACAGTTTTCTATTCTCATGGTAAGCCTTCAACCCAGGGTAGAATCTCCTTCTTGCAACCAAGCAAGATCCTAGGAGCTCAGGTAAACAAGGGCTTTAAAACCCGGTTTAGTCTGAAACTCCATAGGTGGGAGATCCTCATTCACAAACTTACTTCTAAGTCTGTGATAGGTCAGGTTGATGGCTGGCAGAACCTCTATCAATTTTTCATTGATAGACCTCAAAGTAGTTGGTACAAACCAACCCACTTTAAGGCCGGTGTCCTGCTTGGCAACTCTTCAGTAATGAAGAGGGGGTGGCATCCGCTAGATTTAATCTAGGTGATGCTCGAGGGTGCCTACCCTCGTCCAAAAGAG